TTTTTATGTTTATGTGACTTTTTATGTTTATGTGACTTTTTATGTTTATGTGACTTTTTATGTTTATGTGACTTTTTATGTTTATGTGACTTTTTATGTGAACCTCCAATTGTTTTTTCATTTTCATTTAATAAACTTTGTAATTTTTTACACAAATTATCAGTAATGTCAGATTTTACTTTATTGTTCACTTTTTGACACATTTCAGAAATCTCTTTTTTTCCTGCTGTGTCTTCTGATGTTGCTGCTGCTGTTGGTTCTGTTGCTGATGCTTCTGTATCTGCTGTTACTACTGGTGCTGCTGTTTCTTCTGCTGCTGGGTCTGATGCTGCTGCTGGATCTGTTACTGGTGCTGCTGCTACTGGTACTGCTTCTTCTGCTGTTTCTGTTTCTGTTACTGTTTCTGTTGCTGGGTCTGTTAGTGCTGCTGCTACTTCTTCTGCTGGTGCTGTTGGTTCTGTTACTGCTGCTTCTTCTAGTACTGATGCTGCTACTTCTTCTGGTGCTGATGCTTCTACTTCTGCTGTTTCTTGGTTTGTTAGTGCTTCTTCTCTTACTCCTGTTGTTTTTTCTGATTCCTCTAATGATCCTCCTTTAAGTAGTCCGGTGACGATGGCGGGTTTGTTGGATCTTGTATTGTGTGCTACTGCTGCTGGTGATACTTCTGCTGCTTCTACTTCTGCTGGTGATACTTCTGCTGGTGATACTTCTGCTTTTGGTACTTCTTGTACTGTTGCTGTGTCTATTTCTTCTGTTGCTGCTGTGTCTGTTGCTGCTGTGTCTGTTACTGCTGGTACTGATGCTGTGTCTGTTACTGCTGGTACTGCTTCTGTTACTGCTGCTTCTGTTACTGCTGCTTCTTCTTTTGCTGCTGTGTCTGTTGCTGCTGGTACTGTTGGTACTGCTGCTTCTTGTACTGCTGCTTCTTGTACTGCTGCTTCTTCTACTGCTGATGCTTCTACTGGTAATGTTGATTCTGGTTTTGATTCTGAGTTTCCTTTATCGAATAATTCATTTGTTCTTTCCACTGATTTAATAAGTTGTTTTAAATCCTTTTCTATTGTTGCAACCCTAAATGCATTAGTCGGTTCACTCATTTGATCTTGAGATAAACCACTCAACTTTTCTGTCATCTTTAAAACTTCTTTTATTAATTCACTTCTTTCATCTAGTAGTCCCTGAACTTCTTTTGCTGTTTGTTTTACCAATTCATCTTCGACAAAATTTTCAGTTGATTGATTTAATTCTAATATTGCTGGATGAATTTTAATTCCTTTTGGAATTTTCATTATTAATTTAACGATATTTTGCATAGCATTTTCACCATTCATGATTGCTTTAATTGATGCTTCATTCTCATTTAATTTACTTTTACTTTCTTCAAATTTTAACGCATCATATTTTTTTTCTAATTTTTTTAATTGATCCAATATACTGGATATTGCTTCATTATCACCTACACTACTAACCATTTGACTTTTAATATTATCCTTATCCATTGATCCGGGGTTGGATTCAGGTGTACTCGCATTGCCTAATATGGAGTCACTGTAGTCTTTAACTTTTTGTTCGAATTTGTTATAGTTGGCAATTGTATGAGTCTGTAATAATTCAATATATTCAATTAAATAACTACTTACCAAGTCACGTACGTTGTAATATTTTTCATCATGATTTTTGTATTCTTGTAACGCTTCCCGTGCGTTTCTTAAACTCCGTAGTTTCTCTTTCAACTCATCATTTTTTAAATTATCAATACTATCTTCTCTATCTTCTCTTTTCTCATTTAATGCGTTAATTGAATCATCATAATCTTTCTTTAATTTTTCATACGCACGTTCAATCTTTTTTAGTTTAATTTTATCATCTTTATTTTCTGTTGGAATTTTTCTAATTTTTGCTAATTCATTCGTTATGAGATCATTCTCTCCCTCTACATTTCCTTCTTGGACTTCTTCTTCTTTTGCTGGTGCTGCTTCTTCTTCTTCTTCTTCTTCTGCTCCTGGTGGTGGTGCACCCCCTTCTAATTGATATTCATCTAAATATGGTTCAAATAGATCATCATCTTCAAATTTTGTTGCAAACTCTTTCCACCTATACTTACTAATAACAGATTCAATATCCAGCGGAAGCAGATTTTCACCAGTCAACTTTTTTTTTATAGTTTCAAAATTTCTTTTAATATTTTTATCTAATATAGTTTTCATTACATTAAGTTTTTCAATATTTTTGTTTTGTTGATCGTTTATAACATTTGATGATTTTACACTTGAGTTTTCATCTACATTATTATTTAATACATCAATTATATCGGTTGTGGTTTTTATTATTCTATTAATATATTTTATAGGTATTATAGGGGGTGCAGATTTTAACTTTTGTAATATTTCATCCATTGTTTCGATTAACGTTGTTGAGTGTAATTTTAATTTTTGTTTCATTTCTACCTTAATATCTTTTTGTTCTTGCGACTTAGTTAATTCGTCTTGAATTTTCTTTGTGGTTTTTTGTAATTCTTCGATAACGCTTGTAATGGTATCGAGGGACGATTCATTAGAACGAAAATCTTTTAATGCTTCTTGAAAATCTTCACCCTTAATATTTACACCATTACCGCCGATTGGGTCGGACTCGATTAATTTTATCTCATCATCACTATCCTGTTTTCCTTTAAGGAAAATAAAAAATTTATTTAATGATTCCATACCCTTCAATAGAGATTCAGTTTTTCTATATTCAGTACTTTTAATTGCGGTAGATCCAAAGTCTTTAATAATATAATCATATGTAAATTGAGTCAATTGATGTATATGATCAAATAAAGTAGCATTTGTGTTGCGTTTGCCACCCCTGTCTCTATTGTCTCTTGTATTCAATAATTCATAAATGTCGGACTTTGTACGATTTTTCAGACCGATTTGACCTGCTTTATACAAATTAGAACCGCCTTCCATGAATGTTTTAAATATTTCTATTGCACTCTCATTAGAATCATTTTTATCTTTTTCATACTTGTCAAAACATTCACATATATGTTCCATATTCTTTAATATTGAACTTTCTGTCTGTAAACTACTAGATCTTTTCCATATTTCCATTTTATTTCGAAGTTCTATATGTGTTTTTGCTGTAGCACTGTCGGTGTCTTTTTCGGGATCATCTCTACTTAATAGTCCTTTATAATCGTCATAAATGGTTTGCATTATTTTTTTATCTTTTTTCATATTTTCCACCATTTCAGGAGTAAATGGCGTTTCTGGATTTGATTCAAATACACTTTTAAATTTAAATGTATCTCTTTTTAAACTAAGATTATAATCATATGGTTTTAAATTTTGATATATATAATTCATTACACTTAATGCATGTACTGTTTCTAATCTCTTTGTTCGCTCATCTTCAAATCCATCATTTTTAACATCGGTAAAATTATCAATTGCTTTACCTATGTCATTTTTCACATCTATATACCTACGAGGTTTAGTATCCTCCGTCCTAAAAATATCATGATTCAAAAATGCGGCAGCAGCACCTTTTTCCCCATCAATTATATCTTTTATAGTAAATCGTTTAGCTATCTCTACTATATGAATTTTTTCTCCAGAAGTTTTACTTACATTGTTTTTTCCAATGTAGTAGTTATGTTTAAAGTAAAGTGGTTTAAAATTATTATTTTTATCATCATCACCTAAACCTAGTAATATTTTTAAATTATCGTTTTTGGTGGCATTTTGCACCAAAGTGGAGGAGGGATTTTCCACGGTGGAAAGTGAGTTTTCTTCTGCGGCATTAACTCTACTAATAAATGCGGATTTTTCATCAATTTGGGATGGGACGGGACTTTGTATATCGTCATTATTCGTTTTTTCTGTTGCGGGTCCAAATGGGGTGGCTGGGGAACTTGGTTTCCTCACCGGAAGATTATTATTATTGTCTGGGGGGGGGTAGATGAGGCGTTGGGCGGCAAAACGGTCGGATCGTAGTTTTTCTTCTGTGGCATTTTGGGATGTGTGGGTACCTGGGTTCATCACTGGCACGGGTGGTAGTGGGTTCTTGTTATTTTTATTATTATTCGCGGGATTGAAGGAGGGTAATTTAATTGGAGGTAAAGGATAACCACCACTTTTAATTGTTTTTTTCCTTAAATTAAATGGTTTGCGATGTTTGTGTGCAGTATGTGATTTTTTTGATTTTTTAAATATATTATTAGTAGACGATAAATCGTAACGGTTATTATAACTTTTTGAATTATTTGTTCCAGTTCTCTTTTTATTTTTTCTGCTCTGGTTGTCACTTTTTAGCAAATTTTTAATTCTATTTCTGGATAATTTCATCCCTTTATATATTTATAATATTTTTTTATAGAACTAAAACGTTAAACATAAATAGTATAATAATTCAAGTTATGCTTAAATATATTAATGTGTATATTTTTTGATTTATAATATAAAATAATAATATAGAACAATATGAGCAATAAAAAGGATGCTCCATTAATATTAAAAAAGGATATTCAAGGCGATAATATATGTAATTTAAAATGTGCGTTTCAGTATGATTATGCACCTACATTATTAACGATAGAAAATATGGGAAAATATTTATTATTAAAAGTAGATGAAGTATCAGTACCTCCAGTAATATTCAATGATGATTTTTATAATATACAAGAAGTACGTTTATATAATGAGTCAATTCATGGATTTGGAACAGAAGCAGATGAAAAAAAAGGAGACGCAGAGTTAGTAATAATACATACAAGTCGTAATAATACAAAAAAGTTAATGGTATGTGTCCCAATTATTAAATCAACAACGACAACCGACGATAGTGCAATGTTTTTAGATTATATTTTAGCAGAAGTAAAACGTACTGCTCCAGCAAAAGGACAAGAAACAATATATAAGAATACAACATTTACTTTAAATAAATTTATACCATCAAAACCATTTTATTCCTATAATGGATCACTTCCATGGAATGAATCGAGTGCGATAGGAGATGAAAAGTATAATTATGTAGTATTTGATAGAAAAGATTCAATTACAATGTCTCTAAATTCATACAATGCAATGAAAAAAATAATAACAGACGAACATAAAATTAAAGCAGTCCCAATGACAAATAATGAAGGGGGGGTATTTTATAATCCAGATGGACCAAAACCACCAAATACAGGTGAAATTTATATAGATTGTCAACCAACCGGAGATGATGGAGAAATATTAGTTCCAGCGAAATTAAGTTCAGGTGGAGTATTGGATAATGAATTACTAAAACGGATGTGGAATTTTACAATGTTAAAAATATTTATAGGAGGATTAGTAATGGTTTTATTATGGCATTTAGCAACAAAGATATTAAAAGGTCTTGCGTCAAAAACAAAAAATATGTAATTTATTATAAAACATTAAATAATGATATTTTATTTAATATAAATAAAATATCATCGTGTAATATATAAATGAGTAATATAGATTGTAAAAAAATATGTAAAAAAAAACCCAAAGAGGATTGTATAAAATTAAAAGAATGTATATACACAAAGGGAACGAAACGTCAATTTTGTAGGTTAAAATATAATAAAATGGATGAAAATTGTGATAGAATAGAACGAGGAGAAAGGAAAAAAACGAAAACAATAAAAGTTACAAAGGAACAAAAAAGGAAAATAAATGAAATAAAAGAACGTAATAAAATGATGGAGATGGAGAAAGAAAAGGAAAAGAGGGAGAAAGATAAAAAAACAAGAGCACGTGAAATAATTGGACGTTTTATGAAAAAAACAAAACACAGAAGAAAGGCAATGTTTTTAAGAGCAGTGTGTTTAGATTCAGGCGTTTGTCTTGCATTTGGAACATATGCGAATGAAATAAAGAAACATTTTGGAGGTTTTGTTAATTTTGAATACGCAAAAGCACCAATTAAACGTATAGGAGTTCCGTCTCAAAATGGATTTATAAATGAAATCCAATATGAACATCGTGGATATAAATCATATGCTATATTGAAGTCATCAATGAAAAAAAATGCAGATAATTTGATGTATGAGTATTCAGTTGGACAATATGTGAATAAATTAAATAAACAATTTCCATGTTTTTTGGAAACATATGGATTATACACATATAACAATGATATAAAAATAAATACTAAAACAGTATGGACATTTGTAAAAGATTCTAAACTAACAGCAAATATGGATATATTAAATAAAGGGTTAAAATTACATAAAAAAGAAGATTATAAAATAGGATGTATAAAATCAAAAAACTTGGCAATTCTTATTCAACATATAAAAGGCATTAAATCACTTAAAAGTATGTTGAGCGATGTTAATTTTGTAGAAAAAGAGTTAATGAATATACTTTTTCAAGTATATATGCCATTAATGTGCGTAGCATCAACATTTACACATTATGATTTACATTATGATAATGTAAATATATACGAACCAGTAAAAGATAGTTTTATTCAATTTCATTACCATGTGTCTGGAGAAGTATATTTATTTAAATCCAAGTATATTGCAAAAATAATTGATTATGGTCGTTCTTATTTTAAAGATGTTGATAATAATATGGATAGTAAGAAAATATATAATGATCTTTGTAAAAAATATGCGTGTAAACCGGGATGTGGTATGCTTTCTGGATTTTCTTGGTTAACTGATTATAAAAGTAATAAAGAAGGAGAAACTTCATATTGGATTAGTTCGCAAAGAAATAACCAAAGTCATGATCTACGTTTAATAAATGAAGTAAACAATTCGACTAAATCATATAATACGCAAAGTGCATTAAGTACGGGAATGAAATATCTTTTACAAGTATATAATTATGAAAAGCATTATGGAACACCAGAATTATTAACAAGTGAATATCCAACTAAACTGAATAATGTAACAGATGTATATAAATTATTGGCATATTATATGAATAGTCCAAATCAAATACAACGTAATGATAAATTATATGAGTATAAAACAAAATTAGGTGATTTACATATATATGATGATGGGCGTTCAATGCAATTTAAAAAGGCATAATTATAATAACTATTTTATAATAAACCAAATATTTATTATAAATTAACATAATAGTTTTAATGTTACATATGCAGAAATCATAATTCCTGCCATATTTGTAAATGAAAGAAGTAAACTTCTTAAGAAATCGTTGAATACAACCTTTCCAGGATTATATAAAAAGTCACCATAATATAATCCAGCATTAACTAATGGCGGTAAAATAGAAACGACTAAACTAATACCAGCAAGAACAATATAATGTCTTTTATATGCTGAAATACCAATAGTAATACCAGCAATTAAAGCAATAATAAACGCAACTATCATATGTTGAATAGTAATGCGTCGTTTCATTTCAGGTGTAGGTGATTCAAAAAAATTAAAATATTCATTAAAATAACCCATAATAATGCCAATAACAACAATTAAAATAGATAGAAATAAAACACTAATTAATCCATTGATAGTATAATTAGGTTCTTGTGTGATAATACCAGTAATACTACGCAATAACGGAGAAGTAAGTGGAGAAACTAACATACTACCTAAGATGACATCATTACTATTATATAGAAATCCTAGTCCACCTAAAATACCTCCCAAAATAGCATAAAGTCCATTAAATTTACTAATATTTAAAAATGAAATGGATTCGATGTTTCTAAGATTTTTAAATAATAGTTTACATTTTGAATTTAATTTTGGTGTTTTTTTATCAACCATTAATGATTATATATATATATATATGTATGTATAAATATTAATTGTTATTTTATTAGTTATCAATAACAGATGCATTATGTTGCCCATCCATAACAGGTTCATATGATATATCATCATTTGATTCTTCTACTACAATAGGTATCATTTTATCAACAATTTCTTGTTCTAACACACCACCAAAATTGGTTTTAGAAACAGCAGCATTACAATTGCATTTACCATTGCAATTACACATTGATTGTTTTAACATAGATTGAGGAAGAACAGTTTCTTCATTAAACGATTGCATTTCATTTATTTTTGATTCTTCGGATGGTAAAAAATGTTTCATTCCATATGACCCAGTAGTAATACTGGAAGTTTTAATAATTTGATATGCAACTATTAAACCAAGCACACCGATAACAGGGTTAGTTTTCATAAATAAAAAAATAGCAAAAAGAATAACAATAGATTTACCAAAAAATGTATCAATTAATTCTGCTAAAAACTCGGGAGTCTGAATATTAAATAAAATATAAAAAACAAAAACAATACCTAAAAATATCTGGGAAGGTTTTTCAGAAATAAGACGATCTGCAGATTTTTTAAAACTTTTCATTTATATATAACATATGTATATCTTTTTTTATAATACATAATTAAATAATTAAATAATTATTTAATTATAAATACATATTGAAATATATTTAAATAAAACGATTAAGAGAGATAATACTATAATATACTAAATAAGTATAAATATTATATAATGAACAACGACCTAAATACATACATAGGAAAAAAGGGGTATACAATTTATAAAGAATCATTGGATAGTAAAGAACATCGAATGATTCGTGAAGATTTAAATGTACGTCCGTATATCCCAAATGCTCCAATACAATCACAATCGTATCCAGTATTTCTAGAATCTGTAAAAAAATATTATTTACCAAGATATTATGGATTAAAGTATTATGGTGAACCAGAAGAGAATCGTATTCCGGTTGGCGATACTATAAATATAAATTTTGAAGGTGACTTGAGAGATTATCAAAAAAAAATAGTAGAAATTTATAAACATAATGCTATAACAAAAGGTGGAGGATTACTTGAAATACCATGTGGACGCGGAAAAACAGTTATTGCATTGAAAATCATAAGTGAGTTAAAAAAGAAAACACTTGTTATTGTTCATAAAGGGTTTTTATTAAATCAATGGATAGAGAGAATTGAACAATTTTTACCAAACGCACGTGTTGGTCGTATTCAAGGACAAACTATAGATATTGAAGGAAAAGATATAGTAATTGGTATGTTACAATCACTTTCTATGAAAGAATACCCAGATACAATGTTTGATTGTTTTGGGTTAACAATTGTTGATGAGTGTCATCATATATCATCAGAAGTTTTTTGTAGATCTCTTCAACGAATAATGACATATTATACATTAGGGTTAAGTGCGACAATGCAAAGAAAAGATGGATTAACAAAAGTATTTAAAATGTTTCTTGGCGATATTGTATATAGTGAAGAACGTGAATTAAGTGATCAAGTATTGGTAAAGGCAATACAATATACGGTAGATAATGATGAATTTAATGAAATGTGTTATGATTATAGGGGGAGTCCTGCATATAGTACAATGATTTCTAAACTATGTGCATTTAATGGACGCAGTGAATTTATTATACAAGTAATAGAAAAAGAATTGAAAATTGTACCAGAACAGCAAATAATGATATTAGCACATAATAAAAATATTCTTAAATATTTATATGATGCAATTTCTCATCGTAATATTGCAACAATTGGTTATTATGTAGGGGGTATGAAAGAACCTGAATTAAAAAAAAGTGAGAAATGTAAAATTATCGTTGCTACATATGCGATGGCAGCAGAAGCACTCGATATTAAAACATTAACCACATTGATTTTGGCAACACCGAAAACCGATATTATTCAAGCAGTAGGGAGAATTTTGCGTGTAAAACATGAAAGACCAATGGTAGTAGATATTATTGATTCACATGAAGTTTTTTTAAATCAATGGCAAAAAAGACGCAAATACTATAATAGTAACCACTATACAATAATGCATACGAAAAGTCCATTATACGCATTAGATAAATGGAGTGATGCACATACAACTGTTAAAAAAAGTAAGAAATCATCTAGTAATAAACAAAATAATATGAATTTGAATTTATCTTCAACAAATTTATTATCTAAAGGAGTAAATGCGGCTGCATTATTTATAAATACATCATGCGACGAAGCAGTTATAAATAATAATAATAATGATATTAGTATATATAATAATTCAATGCTAAAGGGAAAATGTTTTATTTAATTTTTATTTTTTATTTTTTATTTTTTATTTTTTCTGTTTTTTAGTGATCTACGACTACGCCGTTTAATTGATTTATTATTACGACGTTTAGATTGACGATTAGATCGTGTTTTCTTAACTTTTTTACAACCTTTTTGATTATGCGTGTAATTTTTTTTGGATCGTTTGGATTTTCGTCCACCATACATAGTATTATTTCCGCCACGATTATTTATTTCCCCGCCAGTGCAATTACGGTTAATTGCACTAGAATGAACACCGCCACTTACTGATGATCCAGTATATCCATATCCGCCACCTCTTAAACGAAGCGTTGGATCATATACATGATTAAATTTACCCTGTCCGTTTAATAATATGGGTTGTTGATCATTAATATTAGTAGGGTTTAACTTATGCATGATACCACTACCACCTTTTTTATGTATTCCTCCAGTCAAAAGCATTATATAATATAATTATATTAAAATAATTATATTAAATGAAATTAAAAATAAATTAAAAATAAATTTAATGTTTACGTCTACGAAGTGTCTTAGATCCACGACGTTTGGGTTTTTTGGATTTTTTGGATTTTTTGGTTTTTTTGGACCCACGACGTTTGCTAGATCTGCGACGCCGTCTGCCACCGCCCTCGGTAACAACAAAACTTTCTTTACCTCCTTCTGGCGCGTATTGTGAAGGTGCCAAAGGTCTTAAACTTCCTCCTCCGGTAACAATAATCTGTCCTCCTTTTTTAGTCATTTATATATTAATAAAATATTATTAATTTATTAATTTATTAATTTATTAATTTCAGAAACTGTAATAATATTGTTATTATTTGTTATAACGCGTATTGGTTCCCATTTTTTGAACCGTATTGAATATACGCATTCCATATTTATAACTTTATTTAAATTTACATATTTATCAATATCATTATTTTCAAAATCATCTTCATCGTCACTTTCTTCTAATAAATCTAAATTTGTATTTTCTTTAATATTTCTAAACAATCCATTCATCAAAATACTAGATTTATATGTTCTTATTAACATATTTTCATAAAAAATATCATCGGCGGTATATAATTTATAATTATCTGATTCTAAACTTGATTTAACTTTAAACACTGCTTTGAATTGTGTTAATTTATTATTTTTATTTTTATTTGTATTTGTATTTGTATTTGTATTTGTATTTGTATTTAAAAATGAATTATTAAATTTATCATGTGGTTTATTATGTATACTAGTATTGATATTTTTTTTTATGTAGGATGGGATACCGATTCCATAAACATTATACGGAAGTACATCAATTTTATTTAATGCATCTTCATATGAATATGTAATAACAGGCATTCCAATAATAAGAGTATTCTTAACATAAGAAATTTGATCAATGTCATTTTCAAAAATATTTAATAATAAATTTAATTTTTCAGTATATTTTTTATTTTTAACTTGTTTTCCGTGATAATAATGTAATTGTTCACATGTAAAAAAATGCTGATTATTATGAATAAAATAAGTGCCATAAATAATTGTGCCTAATGCCATTTTATTTGAAAAAGAAGAATGAAAACATTGTATATCACTGTAGTTTCCACGATCATTAATTTTAATTAAAAAACAATAATGTTGTTCTTTCCAATATGTATACCAAATTAATGCTTTTGGTCCTTTTGGTATAATATAAAACAAAGGAGATTGAACTTTCATATGTATTTTTGGTTCATATGAAAGTTCTAATACAGGTAATCGCGATAATATTGTTTTTTTATCATCCGTTTCTAAAAACATTTTTGTTATATAATATATACGATTTAATCTTTATATATTTTATATTAAATAAAATATAAAATTGAAAGTATTATTAATAATAAAAATATATTAATAACTATTCGCCATGGTAACGTTTATTAATTTTATGGTGTATATTTTATTTTCATTTGCATCATGGAAAATTTTAGAAATTTATTATATATATAGAAATGAAATGAACTTTATTTATAAAATGAGTAATGACGTAGAATGTGGATTATTAGAAGAAATAAGTAAAAATCCATTTATATTTGAGTATGAATGTAGTATTAATAATTCGAATAAGAAATATTGTTATCCTGAGATGATGTAATTAAATTTTGTTGTTCATCTATATTAGTTAATGACGAATTGTAATTAAAATTATTGTTACTATTGTTATTATTACTAGTGTTATTGTTGCTATTTGAATTAGATGATGTTTTTTTTAAATCTTTTAAAAATGATGATAATTCTTCTGTCATATTGTCTACACTACCTGTATTTGAATTATCCTTTGTATTTGTTGTTATTGTTTTAAATAATTCGTCGTATTGCTCTGTTGGTTTATTTACTAAATCTTTTATTTGAGGAATTGTTAGTATATTTAAAAAAAACATATATAAATGATGTATTAAATATATGATAGTTAATGAAATTAATCCCCATTTTAAAAATGATAAAACCATTTTTTATTTATATATGAACATATATGTTTAATGATAAATAGAACGAACATATATTTTTTTAAAAATTTAAAAATGTCAATAACTCATTTTGTATGTTTTTTTGATAGACTTTATTTTCATCACCGGATGGTAAATAAAAATAATTATTATATAATTTATTATCTTTATATTCAATAATCCATTCAAGTTCACTTGATTCGGATAAACGATATTTACATAGTTTAATATATTCATTATATGATCTTGGTTGAATTTGATAACATTCTTCTGTTCGAATAAATTCACTTTTATCTATTGTACTAGGGAATGCTCCAATTATTGTTTTTATTACAGGTACATCTACAATATCTATATTATAAATTTTATTATTTTCAATTTCTAATATACCATTAATTGACCAAATATAACTAATATATGTTTTTGAAAATAAATATTGTTTGAGTTTTTCTTCTATATTATTATTATTATTTATATGTAAATTCGAATAAATATAAATACGCATGATGGCGCTGTCTATATTATATATAACAAACTATTTAAACCTATTATTGGTATTATAAATAATATATAAATGACATGTATTGTTTTGGTCGAAACGAATGGAACTGTAAAATCATTAAAGGCAAAAGATGTTTCTAGAGAAACCCTCTATAAAAAATGTGGATTTCGGATACCAGATGATTTTTTGCAAAGAAATGTATGGAATATTAAGTTTAATAATGAATCTTATAAAATTGGAATATGGGCGAAACAAAATGGAAAAGCAACATTTGAAAATAAATATGATTTTCCACCACCAATTGATAATGACTTATATTTTGGAACTTGTGCAATTATTCGGTTAGATAATGATGATAATATTATTGATTTTACAAAAGAAATGTGGGAAAATATCTATAACAAATTATTTGGTGGTTTTATAGAAATAGGCGATGAGGATGAATATAGTGAAGATGAATTGGAAAATGTAGATCCAAAATTGTTAACTTCTCATGGTTATTTGAAAGATGATTTTATTGTATCAGATAAAGAATGTATTGAGTCATCTTCAAGTACGCAACCAAGTCCTTCAACGACACCTCCTAAAAAAAAATGTATCCCAAATATTAAAACTGCAAAACCTGTAAAAACTGCAAAACCTGCAAAACCTGCAAAACCTGCAAAACCTGCAAAACCTGCAAAACCTGCAAAACCTGCAAAACCTGCAAAACCTGTAAAAACTAGTAAAGAAGTAATACATAAAGTACATACTGATATTGAATCATCATCATCAGAATTAGAAGAAGATGTATATACATTTTCAGATGATGATTAAATTTTATTATTTAATAATATTAATAATAAAATTGAAAATATATAAATACTATATAGTATAGTATAATAAATTATACCTTTTTAAATGCGTACAATTCAAGACCCATCAAATTTTCGTAAAAATGTTTGCGATAAAATAGAAAAAATATTTCAAACTCAAAAATATACTAAAAATATGATTGACAATATGGAAAAAAGTATTTATAATACATCAATTAAAGATGCAGGTGACCGAGATATTGTAAAAAAATGGGATAATCCAACATTTGTGCAAATCTACACAGATAGACTTCGTTCACTTTATATTAATTTAAATACAAATAAAGAATTACGAGAAAAAATAATCAATAAAGAAATAAATTCACATGAAGTTGGCGAATTGTCCCATCAAGATATGGATCCTATGCGATGGAAAAAGTTAATTGAAGAAAAAAAAGTAAGAGATGAAAATAAATATACACCTAAATTAGAAGCATCTACTGATAATTTTACTTGTCGTAAGTGTAAATCAAAGAAATGTAGTTATTATCAATTACAGACACGTTCTGGAGATGAACCAATGACGACTTTCGTTACCTGTTTAGATTGCGGAAGTAGATGGAAGTGTTAAATATATATAAATTATTAATATATAATAATTATTTGTTGAATATTTTAATTATTTTTTAATATATATATATAGATTATATATATATTTAATGCCATCTAAATGTCCTCCAGGTGTTTTTTGTATGGAATATATTACGATTTTGATTATATGTTTAATCGTATTTACAACTGGTATATGGGTTTATTTTAAAACAACACATTTATATTCATCTAATATCAATATAGGTAGACAACAACCATTATTAATAAATAACATACAACGTGAAAATATAGGAACAAATAATGAAAGAGGTAATGATGTTTTTTTAGATGTATATAAAGCACCATTACGTAATGATAATTGTTCAATTGATATGAGAGGAAATATACCTATTCCAATAAATGTTGCAACTCAAGGGTGTAATGATGCAAAATATAGACAAGTTGGTATTTTAACAAGATTAAATGGGAACGATGAAACAATATTGCCTTTATTTGGGCGTCCGCTAATTACACGAAGAGATAAATGGAATTTTTATACATTAAACGATAAAAATAATATGATTAAATTACCCGTTACTGTAAAAGGACGTAGTGGTACAAATGAATATGGTTGTGATAACGTTTATACAGGAGATACTGTTTATGTTGAAGGTTATAATGGTATATTTAAGGTAACTTCATATGATAATGAAAGTATGCGTTATTTACCTAGTATGTAATATATAATATTATAAATAATTATATATTATTAAAAATTTATTATATTTTTTTCTAATTTGGAAGAATCTACTCTTTTTTACCGCCAAGAAGTTTGTCAAACATACTAAGATCCACTTTTTCCATAACAGCACTTGCTTTTTTCATAATAGGTGTCATTTTTTCAATATTCCCCATTAATTCGTGTTGTTTTTTAGCAAGACGACTTGTATCGGCAGACATATTTTTAATTGCATCAGATGAAAGAATTTTATCTAAACTATCGTAGGCAGTTTCCAATGTACTCGCATAATCGATTGTTGGTTTATTATTAGGAGATGTATCGCTATCAGACTCATTATAATTCGATGGAGTTAAAGACGTATATTTTTCATTATATTTTTTTTTATTAGTAGGCATATTTTCTAATCCACTTTTTGATTTTGTAATCGATTCACGTTGTTTGCTTGTTATTGGAATTTCAACTGGTGGTTCCATAACATCTTCATCTTCATCTTCATCTTCATCTTCATCTTTATTTTCAGATCCATGTTCCTTTTCATCTTCATGATCATTTCCTTCAACCATACCTTCTTGTATGTTTCCTAAAAGATTGACTTGAACTAAAATAAAAGTAACTATCATGGAAATTAACATAACTATTATCATATTTTTAGTAAAATAAGTAGTTAAAAACCCAATAATTATAAAAAAAGCGATAGCATCCAATTGTTTTAACATTAAAAAACTAAATAAATTTGCAATTGTAAAAAATAAAACTATATATAACACATTACGACTCTTTAATAAATAATTTAATCCAAAATTATGTTTTTTCGATGATCTATTTTTTTTCGATGACGATTTTGACATTTACTTTATATATAATTATAACATAAAATTATAATTATAAAAAATGTTTTATTTTTAAATATAAAAACTATTATTATTTATTAAATTTACGTTTATTAGATTTATTAGATTTATTAGATTTATTAGATTTATTAGATTTATTATATTTCCATCTATACCCCCCGTTATATCTTTTGTTTTTGGTATATCGTTTGTTTTTGGTATATCGTTTGGATTTGTATTTACGTGTTTTATTATTATGTGTTATAGATGAATTACATTTGAACATATTAGTAATTCGATCACCTAAATTTTTAATAACAGACATTATATATATTAATAAAATAATAAAAATTAAACTTTAAAAAGTTTCTTTTCTTTTTTTAAAAATTTAATCTCTCTTAATATTGAAAACCGATCAGAATCATCTTCAATTATTTTAAGTAAATTGGATAACGCATCAATTTTCTTATTTATGTTTAATAACTCATTATTAAAAAATACCTTATAATTATCTATTGCAACCTGTAAATACTTATTGTTTTTTACCCCTTTTTTGATATAATTGTAATCTTGTAACATTTGTGTTTTTTTATTTTTCAATTGGCGTTTAATATTTGCTATGGTTCTGTCATTAATTGCTATGTTTTTACCACTACTTTTGTCATCATTTATATTATGTTCCATCTAACTATATTTAATATATAATAGTAAATAATATTAAATAATTTTTAATATAAATAATAATATATATTATTATTATTTAGATGGATCAACAAACAACTATAATATCTCAAAAAAACAGTGAACCTTTATTAACTGAAACTGAAGATCGTTTTGTTATGTTTCCAATTCAAGATGAATCAATATGGGCAATGTATAAAAAACAAGTTGACTGTTTTTGGAGGGCAGAAGAAGTAGATTTGTCTAAAGATTTGGCAAGTTGGGAAACATTATCATATGAAGAAAAAAATTTTATTAAAGCAATTATTGCTTTTTTCGCCGCATCAGACGGAATTGTCTTAGAAAACTTAGCAGTACGATTTATGAGTGATGTACAATTGTCAGAAGCACGTGCATTTTATGGATTTCAAATTGCAATGGAGAACATTCATTCAGAAATGTATTCGCTTTTGATTGATACCTACGTTAAAGATAAACAAGAAAAACAACACCTGTTTAAAGCATTGGATAATTATCCTTGTATTCGAAAAAAAGCAGATTGGACACAAAAATGGATTCATTCTGAAGAAGATTCGTTTGCCTCGCGTTTGTTAGCATTTGCTTGTGTAGAAGGTATTTTCTTTTCAGGTGCGTTTTGTGCCATCTTTTGGTTAAAGAAGCGGGGTTTAATGCCTGGTTTAACTTTCAGCAATGAATTGATTTCGCGAGATGAAGCACTGCATACCGAGTTCGCAATTCTGCTCTATACTAAACTTGTTAATAAACTCCCAGCAAAAACCGTACGTGCTATTATAATGGACGCAGTAAAAATAGAACAAGAATTTATATGCGAAGCATTACCATGCCGTTTGATTGGCATGAATTCTACGCAAATGTCTAAATATATTGAGTTTGTTGCAGATCGTCTTTCTCTTCAATTGGGTTATGATACCATATATGATGCGGTTAATCCATTCGATTTTATGGAACTTATATCAATTGAAGGGAAAACGAATTTCTTTGAAAAAAGAGTAGGCGAATATGCACTGGCAACAAAAACTCAATCGGATGATATTTTTGATTTTGGGGATAATATCAAAAATGGCGATGGATTAAATGATGATTTTTAATGATATATGAAATATAGAAACGATAATACAAAACTCTCTTCCCAAGACAAATCTTTAAATAATTGTTGTTGATCTTTATGAGTTTTTTCTGTTAGTTCAAATGAAATTTTATGATTCCAATTATTAAAAATTTGTATATTGGTTTCATTTAATTTTTGTGCAATCTCTCTTCTTAACCTCGAAATACCATCCTGAATATTAGAATAAAGTTGTGACGATGTTCCCCAATCACTAGTTTCATACCCATCAATTTTTTTGGTAAAAATATTTAAAAATGATTCAAATGATTCTTCTTCGATATGTCCTTCATATGAATTGATATTTTTACTTATATTATTACTCATAATATGATTAATTATATAAATATGTTTAAATAATTAATAATTAATAATTAATAATATATTTAATTATTAATTATTTAAACATATTATAATTAATAATCATAATGTCCATAGAAACACTAACCAAAATAAGCGATATTGCAAATGTATTTTATATTAATCTAGAACACCGTACCGACCGAAAACAGCATATTGAATCACAATTGAAACATGTTGGATTTAATAATGTTGAGAGATTTAATGCAGTAAAAATGGCAAACGGACGTGTGGGATGTACTTTGAGTCATATTAAATGTATTGAATTGGCAAAAGAACGAAACTATTCACATGTGGTTATATGTGAAGATGATACAAAATTTACAAATGTAGAATTATTTCAAAAACAATTAAATAAATTTTTATCAACCCAGCATAATTGGGATGTGGTTTTATTTGCTGGAAATAATGTCCCGCCATATGAAAAAATCGACGAAACATGTGTAACAGTTACACGATGTCAAACGACAACATGTTATATGGTAAATAGGCATTATTACGATACTCTCTTGGAAAATTACAAAGAAGGTATGGAAAAATTATTGCGTACACCAGAACAACATATTAGTTATGCAATTGATAAATATTGGTTCTCTCTTCAATTAAAAGACAATTGGTATTTAATTACACCACTTACAGTTATTCAACGCGAGGATTATAGTGATATAGAAGGACGCGTAACGAATTATGCACATTTAATGACTGATTTAGATAAAACAGAACTTTTGCGGAGGCAACAGGAACATTATAACAGATTAAGAGCGGAGCAAGAAAAACGAACAAAAAATCCGTTTATGATGTGATAATAAAATCGTTAAAGGAAAGTCCAACATTAATATATAAATATTTTGATTTAAGTTGTTCATCTAAATGATAACCAATAGCATAATCTTCAAAAAATTCTGTAGAGAACTTCTCTTTTTTTTGTAATAAATTAGAAATGGATGATTTTGATAAAAAATAAAAACGTCCACTACAATACATTCCTTTTTTCATAAGAATATTACGTGGTAAACATTCATGAACTTTATAATATTCACTAAGTCTATCTTCTTCAATAATATTACGATATCCTCCATAATTATATTTTTCTTTATTGTTAATTAAATTATTCATTAAAATAGAGAAAAAATGTTTATTAATTAAATTTTGATCGTCATCTGTTTTAAAAATATATTTAAAGTCGTATATTTTATAAAATGCTTCATATGCACAAATAACCTTTTGTGGAAGTGAATTATAATCATCTGATGTTTTTACATAAAGAATATGTTCATTTTCATCAAATATAAAATTACTTGGTAAATCGGGATGTCCAATAACATGATAATATGGCAATGACGTTGGAAGTTCTTTTAACCACGTTTCTTTTTGTAAATTAGATTTATGTTTATATGCTTTACAATTTAAAATCATTAAAATAAAATCACATTTTTTCATTGTAATTTAATTAATTAAATAATAATATACTTTATTATTTAAATATTAAATTATGTTACATAATTAAAAAGGGTTTGAATAGAATATGTGATAATATTATATTATAGTATAAAATGAGTGTCAATGTGAATGAACTAGAAGGATATTATATAAATTTAAGTCACCGCACTGATAGAAGAGAACATATGGAACAATTAAAACAAAAATATCCTTTTTTTAAAAATATAGAAAGAAAGGATGCAATTAAAAACAAACGTGGTGATATTGGTTGTTCATTATCACATATAAAATGCCTGAATGAATTATTAAAATTAAACAAAGAATATTATTGCTTATTAGAAGATGATTTTTTTATTTTAAATGAAGATAATTTTAATGGATTTATGCTGGGATTTGATAAAATAAAAAATGATACAAATTGGGATATAATAACATTAACACCACGAGGCGATACTATTGTTAAAAATTATAATCAAGGATTTCATAAAATAATTAATACTCAAACAACAACGGGATACATTATAAAGCATAATTTTATAAAACGGTTATTAGAAGTATATAATAAAGGCGTTGATAAATTAATGAAAAATGGAGCAGCAGGGTTATATGCACTTGACCAATGTTGGAAACCACTTCAATTAGAAAGTAATTTTATATATTATGAAAACATTTATGGTGGTCAATTGCCGTCGTATTCTGATATTGAAAAAAATGTTGTAGATTATAATAAGAGATTTATAGAGCAATATAAATATTAATTTATATAGTAAAAAAATAAATTGAAAAGATGGGGATTGTTGAACGCTTATTACAAAATGAGTTTCGTGAATTAAATGTTAAATATGATGCTGGGACTGATTTTTACAATAAAAACATTATTACTCTTATTGAACCTTACCTATTTAAACTTTGAATTAAATATAAAAAATTATCCAAACAAGAAATTAGTAATTTAGTAAGATGACCCCAATTATCAAGCGGACAATTGATGGACATTAACACGCTATTATGTTTTTAGAATATGTTTTTTACAAAGTTTTAATATTTCAATGTCCGTTTTTTTGTTCTTCTTTTTGTTATTCTTCTTTTTGTTATTCTTCTTTTTGTTATTCTTCTCTTTGTTGTTCTTCTTTTGTGTGTATTTTTTAATTTATTTGTTCGCCGTTTTATTCTGCGGTTTCCGCCAACTGGTTCTGTAACAATATTATTCTTTGGTTTTTTATCAAATTGATTCTCTGTACTTTTTTCAACTTTAACATCTATAATTTTTACATGATTATAATTTTTACTTGACTTTTTATCATCACTTTCATCAGTTAAATACTCATCACTTTCTATACTTTCATCATCACTTTCATCATCACTTTCTATACTTTCATCATTACTTTCTATAATAGTTATTTTTAAATCCCTAGGTAATAATATCTCAGATTCTTTATATTCCGAAAGGGGGTTCATATCAATGTAAGGTATTCCTTCCATAATATGCATTCGATACAAACAACAATGTTGTTTTGTTTTTTTGTATTCTTCATCTCGTGTATCATTATTAACAAATTTCAAAGCGCTTTCTATACTTTTAGTTGTGGATATGTATCCAGTGTCTATATTTCTTTTGCTGGGGCTACCAGTATCTATTGAGTGTGAAACATCATAATAATTTCCTTTTTTTCCCCTATATACGGTCATTTTTCCTTTAGTTTTTTTAGTCTTGGCATTTAAAAAAGCACTATCTATATAATCTATTCGCGTTTGAACATTTGTTATTGCTTCTGGAATTTTGTCTGGTCTCTTTACAATTACCTCTTCTTTACTACTAGGTAATTTCATATTTAAAAAATTCCTAAAATTAGTTATTCCCCTCCCCATACTATTTTTTTCAAAATACTCGGTTAAAACATCATAACCATTTCGTAAAAGAATATTTATCGGTTTAAACCACTTAAATGAGTAATCTTTTAATGAATGAATTTCCTCTAATGTATAACCTTCATACTTTTCTAGAAGTTGTGCATTGATTTGCGCAATTGTTAAAGAACGAGACATATTATATATATATATATATATATATATATATATATAATATAATATAATTTATAATTTAAAACTAAAAAGTAAACAATTTATATAATATATGTTAACTCTTGCTTCGTGTTGGTATATTTTTAATTCAAAATTTAATATAGAAATATATAAAAAATGGATAAATAATATATTATTAAATGTATCTAATTTTCGTTTGGTTATTTTTACGAACGAAAAAAGTAAATGGATGATTGAACCATATCTAAAATCATCATTTAATCCAAATTCAAAAAATATAAAAATGGTTATAGTAGAAATTGAAGATTTTTATGGGTATCAATATAAAGATAGATGGATTAAAAATCATACAGTAAATTATGATTTAAATAATAAAGTTGATTGGGAAGTTAATATGTTATGGTCTGAAAAAATATTTTTTGTAAAAAAAATGGTAAATAATAATTATTTTTCTGATAATATTACTACAGAATGGGTTGGTTGGTGTGATATTGGTTATTTTCGTGGGGAAAAAAATAATATATTGTGTTCTAATATCAATAATTGGCCAAATAAAAATAAAATGTTGTTATTAGATAAAACCAAAATATATTATGCAAAAGTATGTAATGATAACACGTTCAAAAATCTTAAACATTTAGTTTTAAATAAAAATGTTATAGGTTTACCAGAAAATCCAATTCCCGCAAATCAATCTTCAATTGCAGGTGGATTTTTTTTAATTACATCAGAAAAAATAGATGAGTGGTATAAAATATATTATAGCAAATTAAACGATTATTTTGAAAATAATTATTTGGTAAAAGATGATCAAATGATAATTTTGGATTGTGCTATGAATAATCTTTCTTTATTTGAATTTATAAAAGAAACTAATTCAATGATGGATAAATGGTTTGCGTTCAGTCATTATTTATTGTAGAAGTATATTTAATTATTACATAATTTTTCTAATTCTTCATCAAATATTTTATTTGGTTTCCACCCCATACTTTCTAATTTACTCGTATCAATAAAATATCTAATATCATTATAAATTCTATCACTTACATATTCTATATGTTCTTTGTAATTTTCTGTATTTTTAATTAATTTAATTAATTTTTTTGTAATATCCATAATTGAATACTCATCACACGTTCCAATATTATATATTTCATTATTTTTCCCTTCATTCAATATTAGTTCAAATGCTCTTGATGTATCTTCAGAATGTAAAAATGATCTAACATAACTACCATCCCCATGAATTGTAACTTTTTTATTTTCACGCAATAATTTAATAAATTTTGGTATAAGTTTTTCATAATGTTGATTTGGTCCATACACATTGTTACCTCGTGTAATTATAATAGGCATATTATAACATCTTGCGTAAGAACCAACTATCATTTCGGCAGCTGCTTTTGTAGCAGAATAAGGATTATTTGGACATAAAATACTTTGCTCTTTTTTTGAACAATTATCATTATGTTGTGAATCACCATATACTTCATCTGTAGAAACATGAATGAATTTTTCTATTTTATTATATAAACGTACATTTTCAAGTAAAGTATGTGTTGATAATACATTATCTTCGGTATATTTTAAAGAATTTTTAAAAGATTCGTCAACCGCACTATGAGCAGCAAAATTTATAATATGTGTAATTTTATATTGAGTTAAAACAAATTGTAACAAATCACTATTTCCTATATTTCCTTTTATAAACACATATTTATCATCATTTTTTATTGTATCTATAATATTATTTACATTACTTGCGTAATATAAACAATCTATATTTATTAAAAAATTAAACTTATCATAATTTTTTTCAAAATAGTAATTGATAAAATTTGATGCAATAAAACCATAACCACCTGTAATTAAAATATTCATTATAATGTAATAAAAAAATTATATTTATATATAAAATAAAATTAATATATAAAAATAAAATTATTAATATAGTTAAAATGACAGAAATAATTTTTAAAAAAAAAGTTGATAATAGAGGTTCATTGATAGCAATTGATTCTGAGTTTGATTTACCTTTTAATATAAAAAGAATTTTCTATATTACAGACTTGGATAATTTAGAAAGAGGATTCCATGCACATAAAAAATGCGAACAAATTGTTATCCCAATAAAAGGTTCATTTGAATTATCTTTAGATAATGGAAAAACTATTAATAAATATCTATTGAATAATAATAATAAAGGAATCCATATTCCTTTATTCAATTGGATACAAATGTCAAACTTTTCTATGGACTGTATAATTATGGTAATATGTTCATATAAGTATGATGAATGTGAATATATTAGAGACTATAATGTTTTTTTAAAAGAAATAGAAAAGTATGATAGTATAATTGAAAATTTTTCATTAAATAAACAAACAAAAATGTTGAAAAGAAGATATTTAAGTAAATTAGAAAATATAATAGATGAAAATGCGTTTGTAATGAGTAAGGAAGTTAAAGATTTTGAAGATAAATTTGCAAAATTTAATGTTGTAAAGAATTGTATCGCAGTGAGCAATGGTTGTTCTGCATTAAAAATAGCTATAAAGAGTTTAAAATTAAAAAATCCAAAAATATTAGTACAGGCAAATACATATGTTGCTGTGCCATTAGTATGTGAAGAATTACAATACTCATATGAGATAATTGATATTGATAATAATTTGTTATTAGATATTGAAAAATTAGAACAATATTTGATAGAAAATCAAGATAAAACCATAGATTTTGTGATAGTAATAGTTCATTTATATGGTAATTCGCTTAATTGGGATAAATTATATAAATTAAGGGAAATGTATAATTTTAAAATAATAGAAGACGCAGCACAAGCACATGGGTCGACATATAAAGACAAATTTTTAGGAACTTATGGTGATTTGGGTTGTTTTTCCTTTTATCCAAGTAAAAATTTGGGTGCATTGGGTGAAGGAGGCGCAATAATAACAAATAACGATATATATGCAGATTTTTGTAGATATTATAGAAATTATGGTTCTATTGAAAAATATAAATGGAAAATTATAGGGGCTAATGAGAGAATAAATAATATTCAAGGAGGTATATTATCAATAAAGTTAGATTTTTTAAATGAATGGAATGATAATAGAAGAAAATTAGCGAATATATATATTGAAAATTTAAAAGAGAATAATGAGTTTAAAATTTTAAAACCTATAAACAATTGTAATTCAAATATACATTTATTTGTTGTTATTGTTAATAGAAGAGATGAACTTATGGAATATTTAAATAAAAAAAATATCAAATGTGCAATACATTATCCAATACCTTTTTATGAAAGCGAGGCATATAAAGAAAAAGAAGTAAACAATTGCCCGACTATGGATTTATACAAATATAAGTTATTATCTTTACCAATGTATCCAGAATTATCAAAAGAAAAAGTTATAAAAGTATGTGATGAAATTAATACATTTTATAAATTACTTACAATCTAATTCTAAAAACTTTTTAATACCTTCTTTATCATACCACATCATACTACAATCACCTAAACACATATTTGATTTTAATTCATAAATAAAAAAATTATCGTTTATTTTATTTTCATTATAAATTTTATTATCTTTATGTGTAATATTAAATATTAGTAATTTGATATTACATCCAAATTTATTAAATAATGTTTCATATAATTCGTTATATACTTTGTCATTTATATGTAAATTTGATAGATATAATGGTTGTATCATAACAAATATTATTTGTTTATCAGTGTTAATTAAATTGTTATTATTTACACGTTAAGATATATATATATAAATTTAATATGTATATAAATTATTATGTTATTCGTTTTCCTTAATTGCTATTTCTAGATCGTCTAAATTAAAAAAAACACTTTTTTCAGGTATTGAAACCATATTCAAAAAATTATTTTTTCCTTCTAATAAATTCATTAATTTTTCATCTTGTTTATTATACACAACTTTTGCATTTTTATTTTTTAAAATACGTTCAAAAATAAGACCAGAACCTGGTGGAACTAATTTAAAATAATTATTACTGTTTTTGTAAAAATTTGGTAATAAATGACATGGCGAATAATCCCAATTTAAAGTTATTGTTTTAATATGTTTTGTCCATAATAAATGTACCAAAGCACCACCAGTTTCTGTGATTATATGTGTTGCATTATTCATTAAATAAATTACTTCTTCCATAGAATATATTGTTTGATCAATATCAATATAATTATATTTTTTACAAAGGTTAACTAATTGCGGTCTATTTTCTAATAATCTTTTTGAATTTGATGCTATATTAGTATTTTTTCTTAAAAATAACAGTTTTTTTGGATATTCTTTTAAATTTCGATTTATTATGTTTTGTGATAATGATGTTTTTCCTATATAATTATAAAATTCAATACATTCATCAGATAATTTACATACATTGTCCATTTGGGAATATACACAAAATGTAATACCTGAATTTATAATTAATGTTTGGGGATCGGTATAAATAATATTATCTAAATTAAGAGTTTTTTTTAAAAAAAACCAATATTTATTATTACTTGTACCATAATGTTTAAAGTTTTTCATAGGATTATTCATAATTATTTTAATATTTGGATATATTTTTTTGAGATAAGAGTAATAATAGAAATATTGATAACCATATAATATATAATGACCGAAAGGCCACGTTGGATACGGATAATAGAAAATGATATCATTTAACTGTTTTATATTATTAATTTCATTAGGTGCAGATATGATATATCTTGATGATATAATATTACTCATATTTGCAAATTCATTTTCTTTCATTTGTTTACTTATATTTTGATATAATTCTATTTTATTTTTCCAACTCATTCCTTTATCAGATTCTATATTGCTTTTTTGATACATTGTGCCGTCATCGTGTGTAATAGAACTAATATATATATTTGAATTATTTTCACATCTAATATGATTATGATAAATATTACATTTTTTCTCTATTTTTTTTAAATTCATATTATCTTCAGTATTGTCCATTATTATGTTTATACTTAAAAAAATATGTTTAAATTTAAACATATTTTTTAAATTTAAATATATTTTTTAAATTTAAACATATTTTTTTAAGTATAAACATAATAATGGACAATAATGAAAATAATATGAATTCCAAGATTTTTTTAGGACCAATGTCCAAAAATATAGTAGACACTGTAATAGAATATTCTAATTCATTTTCATTACCTTTTACATTTATACCTTCAAGGAGACAGGTTGAATATAATGGTGGATATGTAAATAATTGGACTACAAAAGAATTTGTTAATTATGTAAAAAATAAAGGTAAATTTATTTCAGTGGAAAGAGATCATGGAGGTCCGGGACAGGGAACAAATATGGATGACGGCGTTACTTCTTTTAAAGAAGATTGCAAGTATATGGAAATTATCCATATCGATCCATGGAAAAAATATCAAGAATATGAAGCAGGTCTTGAAGAAACAATTAAAGATTTGGATATATGTTACAATGAAAATCCTAATTTGTTTTTTGAAATAGCGACAGAACAAGGTATTAGACATTTTGAAGTTGATGAATTAGAAAAATTTATATTAGACCTGCGTAAAAGACTGAATCCTGAAATATATAAAAGAATAAAATATTTCGTTGTTCAATGTGGTACTGGATTATTAGAAGCAACAAATATTGGAAATTATGATAAGGAAAGATTAAAAAATATGATTAAATTATGTAAAAAATATGGATTTACATCAAAAGAACATAATGGTGATTGGATTTCAAATGATTTAATGAGAGAAAAATTTGAATTGGGATTAGATTGTATAAATGTTGCTCCAGAATTAGGACAAATAGAAACAAGAGCAATATTAAAAGAAATTAATAAAATAGATAATGTTAAAAAAAGAAATGAATTATTTGAATTTTTTTTCCAAATTTGTTTAAATTCAAAAAAATGGGTTAAATGGGTTGATAAAGAGTTTAATCCAGTGGAAAACAAAGAAAAATTAATAAACATTTGCGGACATTATGTATTTTCATATCCAGAATTTCAAAAAATAAAAGATCAATTACCAAATTCAAATAAACAAATAAGAAAAGATTTATTAAAAAAAATAAGTGAATATCATTCACTATATGATTCATACTATAAGGTATTAATAACAACAAGTGGTATTGGTCGTAGATTAGGCGACCTAACAAAATATACAAATAAATCATTAATAAAGGTTGGAGATAAATTAGCTATATGCCATATAATTGAAAAATACAATAAATATGTTGAATTTGTAATAACATTAGGATATTATGGAAAATTTGTAAAAGATTTTTTAGAATTAGCCTATCCAGAGCATAGATTTACCTTTGTGTGGGTTGATAATTATCAAGGACAAAATAGTTCATTAGCATATTCATTGTTACAAGCAAAGGACCATCTACAATGTCCTTTTATATTTAATTGTTGCGATTCACTTACAAAAGATAACTTGATCATACCAAACGAAAATACATTATTTGTTAATAATATTAAAAGCGGAACATTATATTCTACAGTAAATACAGTAGATGATAATATAAGTAAATTAAATAATAAAGGTGAAATAAAATTTGATTTTATTTATACTGGAATCTCATTTATTAAAGATTATAGTGATTATTGGTCTATTCTTGAAGATAATAATAATAATAATAATAATATTGAATTAGGAGATGTTGAAACAATTCAAGAAATGTTAAAAAAAAAACATAAGTTTAAGTATGTTAATTTAAAAAACTGGTATGATTCAGGTAATTTAACGGAATTAAGTGAAAGAATAAAAAAAATATACAAATGCAATTACACTGTTTTAGATAAAAATAATGAAAGCATATGTTTTTTCAATAATAATGTTATTAAATTTTTTTATAATAAAGAAGTATGTCAAAGTAGAATAAAAAGGGGAAAACATTTATATCCATTAACTCCTAAGATATTAGACAGTAAAGATAATTTTATTAAAATGGAATTAGTTGAAGGAAAATTAATGAGTGAAATAAAAACACATGGAGAAATATATAAATTATTAAATTGGGCAAAACAAAATCTCTGGATACCAACTAATATCAATAATACAAACTTCAAAGAAATTTGTAGACAATTTTATGTTGATAAAACAATGAAAAGGATAAAAATGATGTTGGATATGACACATGATTTAACTGTTATTAATAATATGAATATAGGAACAATATATGAATTATTTGATAATATAGATTTTGATAGTTTATTTACAGATGATTATAGTCATTTTCATGGCGATTTTATACTTGATAATATTATTAAAACAAAAGAAAATTATAAACTCTTAGATTGGAGACAAGATTTTGGAGGAGAATTATACAATGGAGACAAATATTATGATATTGCAAAACTAAGACATAATATTATATTTAATCACGAAAATGTATCAAACAATTTATTTGATATAAATATAAAGAATAACAATGTTATGGTTGATTTAAAATGTAATTATACCTTAATAAATCAATTAGAAGATTTTGACAAATTTATATTAGAAAACAAATTAGATTTAAAGAAGATAAAAATATTAACAGCATTAATCTGGATAAATATGTCTCCTTTGCATGAATATCCATTAAATGAATTTTTATTTTATTTTGGAAAATATAATTTATTTTTAGAAACACAATAATATTTTTACATTATATTTAATGTATTTTCAATAAAATTTTCTAAAAAATGTCCCATATAAATAGTATTTAGTATATTAATTCTATTATTATTATTATATTTATTTAAAGTATTATACGACTCATTAAGTAATTTTATATTAATATTCGCATCTCTATAGCTACAATCATAACTATGATAATATATATCATTTATTTTACATGACTCATTTAAAATTTTTTTTTCTTTTAAAAATGGAAAAAATAATTTTTCTAGTTCTATTTTTTGTAAATGTTTATAATTTTTTGATATTCTACAACTTAATATACAATTATTATTATACAATTTTGAAACAGTGACCCTATCAAAAACTCCTATTGGTTGTTTATCTAAAAATGCCTGATAATTTTTTGTGATTTTTAATTTATTTTGAAATGAAATATCTAATAAAACATTTTTATTAATAATAGTTTCGTATGGTATATCAATATATGTATTATTATAAAAAATTTTTGTAATATTGCAATACATAGGAATTATAACTTTGTCACAAATAAATTTACTGTTATTGTTACAATATAAAATTATATTATTTTTAGTATAATTAATTTTTGTTATTTCTGTATTTTTTATAACTGTAATATTTTCAAAACTTTTTACAAAAAATAAAATTTTATTAAAAAAATCACTCCATCCATACTTAGCAATAATAGGAGTTCCATATTTGTCATTACTTCTGTAATTTTCTGTTTCAAATACAAAATCTGTTTTATCAATATAATTTAATTCTAAATTAATATTTTTAAAATAATTAATTATTTTATCCCCAACTATATCATTTCTAGGAACAATTAAATGACCTACTAAATCAGTATCCTTATATTTATCTGAATCTATTCTCCAAGCACCACCCAAATAATTATCTTTTTCAATTATTAAAATTTTTTTTTCATAGTTAATAGTTGTTGAAGCTAATAAACAGGATATTGAAGAACCTATAAAAATATAATCATAATGATTCATATTTATATAATTATTAATTATGACTTATTTTAAAATCAAAATATTATTATTTAATTTATATAATTGTTCTTCTATTTCTTGTTGATAATTTGCAGCTTTAACAATTATGGCAACATTATTTTTATTTTTAATAATTAGAGGATTTTTTATAATAAAATTTGTACCATATACTTTTTTATTTTCTTTTTTGGGATCATTATCCAAAATATATAAAATCTTATTTATTTTTAAGCCAAACATTATCAAAAAAATAGAAAAACCTGTTCCACCAAATAAATATAAATCACCTTCAAAATTTTCAATTTGTTTATTTAGTTTATCAATTAATTCAATATGATAATTACGAAAATCTAAGGCCAATTGTTTATTTTGTTTATATAAATTAGGAAATGTTTTTAATTCGAGATTTTTATTTTCTATTTTTTTTGTAATATAAATAATACTATGATCAATATAAAATTTCTTTTCTATTATTTTAAAATTATTATTATGTAATATAATATCTATATACTCTTCAATAATAAAAAAATTATGTTCAAAATCTAAAGCATTTGTGTATTTTTTTGAAAATATTTCTTTTAAATTTGGAACAATAAAACAATGATAACAATCTGTTTTGATATTATTTCCAATACTTTCAATAAATTCACGTGGGTTCCAAATGTGTTCTAATACATGACTATGTATATAGAAATCATATTTTTCGTTAATAATAGTATCTTTTGTAAAATATTTATCTATTATATGAATCTTACTATGATCAATATACTTGGATGTTATATTCTTTTCATAAACTGTATAATTTTTTATTTTATTATTTGTAATGATTTTGGATGCTAATAATAATGCACCACCTCCTATTTCCAAAATATTTATTTCAGAATTTATATATTTTTTTAAAATATCTGAAAATGTATCAAATAAATTATTCCATACTGTTCCATAACTTGAATTATGAGGCGTAATATATATATCGTCCAATGAAGGTGCATTTTTAATTTGAATAATACCTGTTTTTTTACAAATTTCAAAAATCATATCTAAATTTTTATTGTGATTTAAATCTAGTGATACACAACTTAATGATACTGGAAAATTTTTTAATTTATATAAATATTCCATAGTATCTTCATTAGTTAATAAATTATTAATTCTGGTATTTAGTTTTTCATAATATACATCATATCTATAATTAATTTTTTCTTCGCCTCTTTTTACAGAATTTTCAAATTTTATTAAATTAAATTGTGATGATATATTTTGTAAATTCTGTTTTGATATGTAAAAATGTGTTAATCCTGTTTTTATGTATTTTTCATTGTATTTAATTTCTCCTATTTGTTTAATTCTAAAATTTTTATATTCTTCTTTCAAATCATTATCTAAGATATCACCAATAAATAAACGACCACCAATATTTAGTTTATCATAACATAAATTTATAAATTTTTTCATGTATTCTATATCTGGAAAATACTGACTTGTACTATAACATATAATTATATCGAAATTATTATCAGGAAAATTTTTTAAAGATAACGCGTCTCCTAATATAAAGTTGCCTTTTATAACTTTTTGAATTATTTCCAAATATCTTTTTGATGGGTCTATACCATAAATATTATTTCCTTCCATATATTTTAAAATACATCCAGCACCACAACCTATTTCCATTATATTATATTTTTTATTTACATCATAATTTAAATTTTTTTTTATATTATCAATAGTTGTTTCCCATTTTTCAAGTGTATATTTTGCATATTCAGAAGAAGAATGACCATTTGCTTCTAACAAACTTTCAATAGAATAATCATTTTCAAATTTTTTATCATACCAAGGTAATTCTTCAAAAATAGAACTCCATGTTTCTTCTTTCATCTGTTTTATTTCATTACCACATTCATACATTGGTTTATCAGATTTACTATGTAAAACATTTTTTATATAATTTAAAGCAAAATTTTTACGATAAAGTTGTTCTTTAATTCTAATCTCTTCATCAAAATTTTCATTATTTTTATATGTTAAAAAAACCATAGCCTTTCTATCAAAAGGACTATTATTTGATGATGAACTATGTGGTATAAGATGATTAAAAAATACGGCATCACCTGCTTTTAAATTTAAATTAATAATTTTGTGCGTTTCATATATTCTATCTAGTTCGTTTGGTGTAATAGCTCTTTTATGATTTAAATGTATATTTGTTGTATCATAATGTTCTAATATTGAATCCTGATATGGTATAAATTTCATTCCTCCATTTTCTATACTTTGATCTTCCAAAGCAACATATATTTGCATAAAACTATTTTTTATTTCATCTAATGTATAAACATTATTAGTTGGGTGAAAGGTTTTTATATTAAAAACTTCTTGGTGCCATTCTACATCTGGACCGACCCATTTATGTTTATTGTGTACATAAAGACTATTATAAAAATATTCTTTTTTATAAATTTGTTCACAAAAAAATTTAATATATTTATTTTCTGTAATAATATTAGCTAATGGATGGTTAATAGCATTTCCATAACCAAATTGAATATTGGTATGTGGTATTTTCATATCTGTTTTGATATCATTTAATTGTGAAATAATATTATTACAAGTATTTACATCTAATAAATTTCGTTTGATATAAAAACCATGATTTTTATATTCTTGTATTTCAGACATTATAATTTTAATATTAAAATTATATTTAAATTATAATATTAATATTTAATTTTTTATAAAATATGCAGTTGGTGAACCAGAATAATAATCAGTCTTTAATGTTATTTCAGGATGTTCCTTCAACCATTCATCAACTGCATCAGATTCTCCCCATTCATCACACCCATATTCATCAAAAATAACAACTCCCCCTTTTGTAACCCTATCATATAAAAGGTTTAAAGAATCTAATGTTGGTTTATACATATCCATATCAAATAATAAAAAACTAATCCTGAATCCTTTGTTTTTTTCTAAAAATATTGGCAAGGTTTTTAAAACATCTCCATCAATTAATTTAAAAGGTTTGCCTCCTTCATTACTATTATAATAAGAAAATCCAATATCATCATATATTTTACTTAAAATATCTTTAGAAATACCTTTTTTTGGGTCAACACCTCTATCTTTATAAAAATTTTCCATTTCTACAGAATCATAATTTAATTGTTCAGATAAATTAACTTTATCAAAAAAATCAAATCCGATAACCATTTTTTCACTTCCCGGTGTATAAATTTCTCGTAATTTTAATAATTGACAAAATCCAACACCTTTAAATACACCTAATTCAACAATATTTCCTGGAACATTTACTACTTTTTGAAATAAATTATGTTTTACTAAAAATTTTTTAAGTCTAAATATATCAGAACTTAAAAAATAATTGTTAAAAATATTCCAATTTTGCGATTCTATATTTTGTTCCATTATATTTTTTATGTAAAAATGTATTTAAATTATTTTTTTAATAATTATGAAATTGAATTATTTTTTCAAAAATTTCACTTTTTATAAATTCAGGATATAATACAATGGACAACCATTCTTCTTTATCAAATGGTAATATTCGTGTTCTGAATAATACATTTTTTTCTGTCAAATATTCCTTCATTTTATTCAAATTATTGGGTTTTAAATAAACAGTATTGATATGATTTAAAATATATGGAATACTATATTTTTCACATAAATTTCCCATATCTAGTTTTTCAGATTTTATTAATGATATGTAGTCTTCAACCTCTTTATAATTATTTAATAAATAACTACCAAATTTAGAAGATATAGATGATATTTCATATGTAGGTACAAATATATTTATAATATCCATTATTTCATCATTTCCTAATAAATATCCTATTCTCAAACCAGCACATCCTAGTGCTTTTGAAAAAGTTCGTGAAACAATCAAATTTTTATATTTTTTTAAAAGACAAACACTACTCTGACATGGTTCAGCATATTCTATATATGCTTCATCTATTAAAACTGGTATATCTTTTTCACTCGCTTTTTTTATTATTTCTTCAATATATTGTAATTCAATAATATCACCCACTGGACTATTAGGATTTGCCAATACAATACAACAAGTATTATCATTAATACTATCAATTATATCTTTATAATCTATTGTTTTTTTTCCATTATATTCTATTTCTTTTAAAACAGAATTTTCCAATTGAGCATAAATTTTATGCATAGGATAAGATGGATTTGTTATTATTACTTCCATATTTTTTACAGCAAATGCTTGATAAAATATACGTATATTTTCAGATGAACCATTATTCAAAAAAATATTATTATTTTGTAAATCAAAACGTTTTGCTAACTGGTCTTTCAACTCATGCACATTTGGATAAAACCTTATATCTTCTTGGTTTATACTATCTATAAAATTTTTAAAAAAAATCTCTCCAAAAGGATATAATCGTTCTGCTCTGTGTAATCTAAGTCTATTATCTACTTCTTGTTCATTACGAGATGGATGTATTCTTTCAATCTTATTTAAATATGGTTTCAAAAGATACCGATTCATTTATTAAATTATTTTTTATATTAAATTATTTTTTATATTTAAATATATTTATAATTAAATATATATGGAAAGACCAAAAACGATATTTTGTGATATTGATGGAACTTTATGGAATCACGTTGGTGGTGTTCCAGATCAAGCTACCGTAAAAGAACACATATTATTACCTAATACTAAAGATGCTATTGACAAATGGGATAGATTAGGTTATAAAATTATTTTAACTACTGGTAGAAAAGAAAGTTTACGACTAAAAACAGAAAAAGAATTATTGAGATTAGGTATAGTATACGATAAATTAATTATGGGATTAGGCGGCGGTGTAAGAATTATAATTAATGATAGAAAACCCAACGGGGATAAAAATACTTGTTATGCTGTAAATGTAGTAAGGAATAAAGGCATACCTTATTATGATTTTACATCAAAATTTATAACTATAAAAGATGAACAACCTAATTTTGTTGATAAACCTTGGGGAAGAGAAGAATTAATAGAATATAATGACCATTATGTTGTAAAAAAATTATTTATGAAATCAAATGAATGTTGTAGTATGCAATACCACGAATTAAAAAGAGAAACAATATATGTTTTAAGTGGAAAACTTAGATTATATATTGGTACAGATATGGAAAAATTGGAACAACGCGAAATGGTGGCAGGAGATAAAGTTACTATTACACCATATACAATACATAGAATGGAAGGAATAGAGGATTCCGAATATTTAGAATGTTCTACACCTGAATTATGGGATGTTATAAGGTTAGAAGATAAATATAAAAGAGAAAATACTACTGAAAATGATTATCAATAAATTTTTATTGTATTTATAATATAAATATAATTATATATATATTAATATGAATTCTATATCAAAATTTGCAAGAGTGGTTTAAATAAAATAAGAATACCAGGACATATTATTAATGACGAAGAAAAATGAATTATATAATTTTAGTATTAATATGATTAAATGTAATAAAAATGGTGATTTTAATGAAGAACAATTTCAACAAAGTTTAAAACACATTAATAATATTATCTCATTATAATAATTTATTAAATACTATATTATTAATTATTTTGTTTTATTCTAGCAGGATTACCATAAACAATAGAGTTATCAGGAACATCTTTTGTAACAACAGACCCAGCACCTATTATAACATTATTTCCTATTTTAATAGGTAATAATGTTGAATTAGAACCAATCCTAACATTATTTCCTACAGTTGTAGGTCTTAAAATAGGAGTTTCCATATCATCGTCATTCCAATCAAATAAATCATTTGTAAATACAACCGAATGACCTAAAAAACAATCATTACCAATACTAACTTTGGAACAAATAAAACAATGACTTGATATTCTAGTGTTTTTTCCTATTATAACATCTTTTTGAATTTCAGTAAACGGACCTACAAAAGTATTTTCTTTTAATATGCAACCATATAAATTTACCGGATTTATTATTTGTGTTGTTGGTGAAATTATACAATTATTCATTATTAATTAATATTTATTAATTAATATTTAAATATTTTATTTTATATTATATAATATAATGACTACATTTACAATATGCATACCGTGTGTAGATAAACACATAGAACAAATGGAAAAATTATTAGAATCATTAAAACATCATACCGTTAAACCAGATAAAGTAATAACTTCAATCAGTCCAAAATATTTAAATTTGGATTTATATAGAGAAAAAGAGAGATTAGAAAAAAAATTTCCATTTTTATTATGTTTAGTTCAAGATAAAGTAACAGGTATGGGAGATAATCTTAATTTTATATTCAAACATATTGAAACCGATTATGCTACAATATGGGGGGCAGATGATTTTTTCCATCCTCAATATTTAGAAATTATAAATTATATAATTATAAATCATAATCCAAATATTATAGCACATATATGGGATTATTATAGAAAAAATGAAATTTTAAGTAATCCAAAATTAAAATATAATATTGATGTTTTTGATAAAATAAATATTGATAATATAAAAACATATAGTGATTTTTATTTACACCCAGATTCACAAGGGCATGTTAACCGGTTTTATGAAAAGGATAAAGGATTTTTACCAGAAATACATTATGGTATGCAAACATTTAAAACACATATTCTTAAAGAAAATAAATATAAGGTAGGACCAGAATATGATTATAGAAGTGATTCATTATTCTTGGTAGATATGTATAAAAAATATGGTAATATTCAAGTAATATATGAAACTCTTATACAATATTTTCAATCTAATACATGTGCTTAATCATAATAAATTAAATAATATTATAAATTTATTAAAGAATTACTACTTATTTAAAAATACTTCACTCCATAACTTTCACCCATTCACTCGGAATCAAATCATCCATATTTTTATTACCTTGTGCTGGACCAAACCATTTATAGGGATCTGGATGTGTAACTATTTTATTTTTACTACTATTAAAATAAGCACCCCACCAACTAAATGTACTGTTTGCAATAATATTATGCTGACAGTGTGACATCAATAAAAGTTGTTCATAGTCTGGTATTTTTGTATCTACTGGCGTAAATGTCAATTCCGGTAATTCGCATTTAATATCTCTAATATTCTGTGTTACTATCTCTCTATCTTGCTGTTCATAAAAATAAATAATATTCCAATCATTTTTATTCGTATTTTTACAAATATATTTCAAGGCATTAATATAATAGGTAATAGACATGATCGGATGATGTTGTTGAAGGGGTTTATAGTCTCCAATTCTAAAATGAAGAGAGATTGAATTGGAAAAATCAGAAATATATTTATGTTTCACCAATTCTCTCTGTTCTTCTAATTTAATTATTCTAAAAATTTCGTCTTTTTTGTGGGAAAAATATTTATAGGATTGAAAATATCCATAAAAACGAAACATTCGATGAACATCATTAAATTTAATTATTTTATTAAAATGAAAATCAGATTCCTTATAAAGCGGTAAATTCATTGGCGGACCTTCTCTAATAAATGGTGTTAAATATTTCAAAAAAGTATCCCAATAAAACGGTCGGTCTGCTCGGTCGGGATGTCTTTTTTCAAAAAAAAAAGAAATATTATTAGTTAATGAATAACCTAATAAATTAAATACTTGAAATAATTGATTTCCAATACCTCCCATTATATGAGATGTAACCGACAGCATATTAATAATATAAAAATATATATTTATATTATTAAAATTATATTTATATTATTAAAATTATATTTATATTATTAAAATTATTTTACATATTTGTCCATTATTTTTTTAGGAATTAATTTTTCTATCATTGTTTCCAATTTTTTATAACATTTATTAATAGTTACTTCACTAATTTCACTAACTACATTTACATTTTTTTTACTAATATTTAAATGACACTGATGTGCAACAAAGAACACAATACCAGCAGCAATTGAATGTGGTGTGTTTTCTGGGATAAGATTATTTTCTTGAATACGGGTTGCTATAAACTTACATAACCTTGTTAATTCAGTATTTATATTTAATTTACTACAGTAACGATCAATAAATGATAATGGCGTTGTATCACATAATAAGGTTTTATCATTATTATCCATTTCATGTTCTATTTCATTTAATATTGAACTTGCATTTTTACATCCACGTGTAGCACTTGTATTATCAAGATGGAAAATAGTCGCAATCTCTTTTGCAGTTCTTGGGCAGTTATTATTTCTAGCAGCAATATAAATTGTTGCGGCAATAATTCCATCTCTATTATCACCTCTAAATGTTTTTACTGCTGAAATTTTCGCATGATACCGCATTGCATCATCAATAATCATTTTCGATATTCCCGCTTGGTTTGCTAAAACAATAATTCTTTGAAATTCTTCGTATCTTGCCTTTTCTTCATATGGCATACCTTGCCATTCTGTATAACGTCTTAATTTTCTCGCTTCATAAGTTGAATTTGGAGGACATAATACCTTACAACCATATGAAGATTCTTTTAATAATGGATTAATTGGCATACCGCACCGGGTTGGATCTCCCGATTGATTATCATCAGCACCATAAAATCTCCACTCTGCCCCCTGATCAATTGCATCTGTATAAATTATTCCACATTTATCATTTGTACAACACAAAAACCCTTCATCTGAAAATGCTAAAGATGATTGACAACAATCACATAATTCACGTTCGCCCTGTTTTCTAAATACACAATCTATTTTTGGTTTATTCTCATTGTTGTCGAAACAATCCCACAATGCCTTTTTATCTACTTTATCGACTGCTTTAATTTTTTTTGTTTTATTACTTGAGGGTATTGGTGTTGTTATGCATGATGGGTCTCCTGTTAAATCGGGTTTAATGCTATTATTTAATCGCCTTGTCATAAAAGTTTTATATATTAGTATTTTTATATCAGAATTTTATTTCAATTTTTAAATTTATTATAAATAATAATATATTTATTATTTATATTTTATTTTATATTGATACATATATTATGGGCAATAATACGTCAACAAATAGTAATAACTCAAAATTAGCAGATAAAATAGATAAAATTGCAAGTGATTATATATTATCGCAAAGTATTGATGATATGAATAAATTATCAGAAAAAGATCATTGTGATAAAATGGTTATTTTAACGTCTAAAATTATAAATAATAATTTAACTTCTTTAGAACAGACAGATGTAGTTAATAGAATAAATTCAAATAATAATGATATTAAGAAAGATAATCAAGTGAATCAAGTGAATCAAATGAATCAAAATAATCACGATAATCAAGTGAATCAAGATAATCAAGTGAATCAAGATAATCAAGTGAATCAAGATAATCAAGATAAATTGATACATGAAAACCCTCAATATGGCGGTGATGATTTAAAAATAACAAATACAAAAAATAATAAAGAAGATAATTGTTTAAAAATATCAAAATTTTATGTTAAAATTGCACATCTATATGCGGCAATAATGAAAACAATAAACCCGGTTATTACTGTAGTCGATAAAGATGGCATTAAAAAAAAATATGATTTAATGAATAAACAAGATATGCCAACTAATGCTCAACTACTTACTATCGAACATAATAATTTTTGTACAAAAAGATTAAACAGTTTATTACAACAAACCGATTACATTACAAATGGCGATGATGAAAAAAAACTCATAATAGACCCAAAGGATAGAATTTGTAATATGAATTATAATAAAAATACTAAAAGTACAGGTAAATTATATGATTTAAATAATGTAGAAAACCCCTTAAGTGGCGGTTATGATAGTTTTAATAACAATTATCAATTTAATGACGATAATAGATTTAATGGCGATAATAGATTTAATGGCGATAATATACCAAGAAATAATAATCAATATAATGAGGTAGATGATAGTAAACTACCAATAAATACACCACTTGAGTTAAAAGAAGAAAATAATAATAATTTAGTTGAAGTAGATAAACCAACTATATCTAACCCTAACGAAGAAGTCGAAAGTGATTTAAATGAATATACAGCAGAAATAGGAATACCTGAATTAATAAAATTATATTATGATGTATATGATGTTAATACCGGCGAATTTAATTCTATGAGTGATGATATGCGTAAAAAATATGAAAAAGATGTTAATACATTTTATAAATCAATTAACGGGGAAAATATACCAGTAAATAAACAAAAAGATATATCTGGTTTTGAAAATATTGACTTATTTCCATTTCATGAAAAGGATCAATGCGATGAAAAAAAAGATGGAATATTTACTAAAAAATATGAAGTTTCTATAAATGATGACTTGGTAAAAGAATATACATTACATATAGATAAAATGAAGCAACTCATGAAAAAAAACCAAGATGAATTATTACAAATATTAAATGAAATTTTTAAATTTAAAAAACCATCTAATTCTCATAATAAAAAAATAAATGAAAATAATAAATATAATGAAAATAATAAAATAGAAGAACCAGTTATTCAACAACAACAACCAAATGAACCACCACCAATTATGCAACAACAACAACCAATTGAACCACCGCCAGTTATGCAGCAACAACCGCCAATTATGCAACAACAACAACCAATTGAACCACCGCCAATTATGCAACAACAACAACAACCAATTGAACCACCGCCAGTTATGCAGCAACAACAACCAATTGAACAACCGCCAATTATGCAACAACAACCGCCAATTATGCAACAACAACCGCCAATTATGCAACAACAACCGCCAATTATGCAACAACAACCACAACCACAACCACAACCACAATATGGCGGTATTGGTATATTTGATTTTTTTAAATCAAAATCAAAAACAACTGATCAAAATATTGACGATGTTGAAAGTAAAGAAGTTGACGAAGTTATTATTAAACTAAATCCATTATTGGATGATGAATTACTAAAATCATTAATTAATTCAACACGCCAAAATATAGTAAATTTATATATTGATTGTCAATCTGATTTTGTAAAAGGAATTGAATTAATTGAGGGTATTATAGCAATTCAATTACAAAATACAACTGAGTTTCAAATTAACAATTTAAATAAAGCAACAGAAAAATATATTTTGAATAAATAATATTATTTTTTTTAAATTAATAATAATATTATTATATAATATAACAATGACATCATACAAAAGAATTACCGGCAAAACAATAAACAACGATGTATATAATCATAATACTATGAGCAATATAATGCTTCCAATTAGCAGAAGACAACCGATGCCAAGCAATATTATAGGAGATGTTACCGGAGATATTAGTGGAAATGTTGAAGGTAATGTTACTGGACATGTTACCGGAGATATTAGTGGCAATGTTGAAGGTAATGTTACTGGACATGTTACCGGAGATATTAGTGGCAATGTTGAAGGTAAT